AGGTGGCCGGCGAGGCTGTGGGCGCGGGAAACTCCTAAGCCTTCTTGGGCTGATTCGTGATCACGGGGATGCCATTGAGGCTGACCTAGCCTTCCGTGGGGTTGACCTTCTGGACCTTTGGCGCCGGAAGATCAGCCCCCGGAAGATGTCAGTCCTGATATGGGGGCTTCCGCCGGACAGTGTGACACGGCAGGCAATCAACAAGGGTAAGCCGCTGTGGACGACCACTGACTTCCTTATCGCTGACCTCATTGACTCGACCCAGTACACGACATGGGTTGTGGCCAATAAGGACGTCAAGCGCCAGGACCAGAGCAAGCCCCCGAAGCCGTACCCGCGTCCCGGGATGGATGGGCCCAAGAAGGCCACGATTACTGCGGCTGCCCTGATGGCGTTCAGGGAACGCACGAAGGGAAGGTAATCCATGAGCGGCAGCGCTCCGGAGATTGCCGTTGCTTACGTGTCGATTGTCCCTGAGATTCAGGGCTTTGCGCGTCAGCTACGTGAGCAGATAGTTGGCCCGGCTGGTGACGCTGGCGCTGATGCCGGCCAAGCTGCCGGGGGTGGACTCAAGTCCAAGCTGATGGCCGGCGCTGCCGTTGCTGCTGTGGCGGCTGGCGCTGTCATCGCTAAGGGACTGGGTGACGCCATCGACCAGGCGAACATCACCAGCAAGCTACAGGCCCAGCTAGGGGCCAGCGGCAAGGATGCTGCGAAGTATGGCGCTGTGGCCGGCAAGCTGTACAGCAAGGGCGTCACTGAGAACTTCGAACAGGGCGCAGAAGCCATCCGGTCGGTTGTCAACGGTGGCCTGGTAGATCCGAAGGCCACCAACAAGCAACTTGAGTCCATAGCCACGAAGATGAGCGACGTTGCGTCGACCTTCGGCACGGACATGGGCATGCAGACCCAGGCCGTTTCAGCGCTGATGAAGAACGGCCTGGCCAAGAATGCTGGCGAAGCGCTGGACGTCATCACCACAGGCTTCCAGAAGCTAGGCCCCAACGCGGAAGATCTCCTAGAAACCTTCCAGGAATACCCCCGGCAACTCCAGAAGCTAGGCCTTGACGCGAAGACGTCCATGGGCCTGTTCTCTCAGGGGCTAAAGGGTGGTGCCCGTGATACGGACATCATCGCTGACAGCCTCAAGGAATTCTCCATCCGCTCTATCGACATGAGCACTTCATCCCGGGATGCCTACAAGGCACTGGGGCTGAATGCCGGTCAGATGGAACAGCAGATAGCCAAGGGTGGCAAGGGCGCTCAGGAAGGCCTACAGAAGGTACTTGACAGGCTTCGGGGAATGAAGGACCCGGTTAAGCGGAATGCCGCTGCCGTTGGTCTCTTCGGAACCCAGGCTGAGGATTTGGGTTCGGCCCTCTTCAAGCTCGACCCCAGTAAGGCTGTTAAGGCAGTCGGGGACGTTGGTGGGTCTGCCAAGAAGATGGGGGACGCACTACGAAGCGGACCCAGCTATCAGCTAGAGGTCTTCAAGCGCCGTATCCAGCAATTCGTCACGGACAGCATGGGCAAGTACCTGATTCCGGCACTGACCACGGTCGGCAGCGCGGTCAACACGTACTTCGTGCCGGCGGTCAAGACGGGTGTCCAGTGGTTTAGTGAGCTGGTCGGCTACGTCAGCGATAATGCCCCGTACTTCGCTTCGCTGGCTGTGGCTGTGACTGGTCTGGCGCTGGCGCTCAAGGCTCAGGCCATTTGGACCGGCATTACCACCACAGTGATGAAGGGTGTCACGATTGTCACGGAAGGGTGGGCAGCCGCTCAGGCGCTACTCAATGCCGTGATGGCCCTTAACCCCTTCGTGCTGGTGGCAATCGCCCTGGCTGCCCTGGTGGCTGGCATCGTAGTGGCCTACCAGAAGTCTGAGACCTTCCGGAGCATCGTTCAGGCAGCGTTCGACGGAATCAAGTCAGCGGCCCTGGCCGTGTGCGACTGGTTCACGGGCACGCTGGTCCCGTTCTTTACTAAGACGATCCCTAACGCGTTCGGCGCTGTGGTGTCCTGGGTCAAGTCCAATTGGCCATGGATACTGGGCGCGCTGACTGGCCCCATCGGGCTGGCAACGGTTTACATCGTCAAGCACTGGGACCAGATCAGGGGAGGGCTGGCTAGCGCGTGGGCCGCAATAAAGAGCAGCACTCTGTACCCAATCCGGGATTTCTTCACTAAGACAATTCCAGGATGGGCGGGCACGCTCAAGACGAAGGTGGTTGACGCGTTCACGTCCGCTGCCAAGATGGCCGGTAAGGGATTCAGCGTCCTGCAAGATCTTGCCAAGGCGCCTATCTCCTTCGTGGTGAACACGATTTACAACCGTGCGATCGTCGGCACGTGGAACAAGATTGCCAGCGCGTTTGGAGCCCCCAAGCTAGCCGAATGGCACCCCAAGGGATTCGCCACAGGCGGTTACACGGGCGCCGGCGGCAAGTATTCCCCGGCTGGTGTCGTCCACCGTGGCGAATACGTCATGCCCAAGGAAGCCACCAGCCGGATTGGCCTGGGGCCCCTTGAGTACATGCGCAAGAACGGCGCGCTACCCGGCTATTCCATTGGTGGCCTGGTGGGTGACGCCTGGGACTGGACGAAGAGCACGGTAGCTGGCGCCGGGTCAGCGGCATGGGACAAGATCAAGAAGGGCGCTTCGTGGCTCAAGGACACGATTGAGGCTTCTGCCCGTGCCGGCCTTACCCACGTGGTCAACCCGCTTCTGTCGAAGATTCCGGGGCTTAACCACGGCTTCGGTTCGATGCTCAAGCACTTGCCCGAAAAGGCCATTGACGCCATCTTCGGTTACTCGAAGGAAGCGGACAAGAAGATTGCTCCGCACGTCAAGTACAACGCCTCTAAGGGTGTTGAACAGTGGCGCCCTGTGGTGCTTCGTGCGCTGAGGGAAGTGGGTCAGTCTTCCACGCTGGCGAACAGCACGCTCCGCCGTATGCAGCAGGAATCCGGCGGCAATCCGAACATCGTCAACAAGTGGGACTCCAACTGGCAGGCCGGACACCCGTCCGTTGGCCTCATGCAGGTCATCCGTGGAACCTTCCAGCACTACGCCGGAAAGTACCGCAGTAAGGGACCGTTCTCCTACGGCGTTTCCACTGACCCCATGGCCAACGTCTATTCATCCATGAAGTACGCCCTAGGCGCTTATGGCAGCCTGAGCAAGGCGTATGACCGGACGGGCGGCTATGACTCGGGGGGCTGGCTACAGCCTGGTGCAACGCTCAGCGTGAATGCGTCCGGCAAGCCTGAGCCGGTCTTCACGGCCGGTCAGTGGTCTGTGCTGAGCACGCTTGCGGCACGTGGCGCTGAGGGTTCCCCGGGTGGTTTGCAGGACGGTGACCGCCTGGTTCTGGTGACAGGCGGCAGCACCTTTGAAGCGTACGTGGACAGTCGCGCTGACAGGCGCATTGAGTCCGGGCTGACTGGTCCGGCATCACTGGGAAGGACGATGTAAGTGCCTGATGACGTTGAGGCGCCGGCGGATGCCGTTCCGAACGGTGACCCGGTAATCACGCCGGCCACTGATCAGAGCACGGACGATGACGGCAACACGGTGGTTGTCGGATATCCGCCGGGTGTGAGTGAAGGCTACTCCGGCATGCCGGGCACTGACGTGGGCTCCGATGGGGGTTACGAAGAGCCCGTTGGCGCCTAGTCAGTTGCGGGGTCACCTCCGAATTTTCGGGGGTGGCCCCCTTACCCGGAAGAGGGAATGTGCCTTACACCAACGCAAACCTACTGCCCGTCAACGGCAGCACGTTTGATGGCAGCACCACAGCGTGGAACCAGAACACGGCCAATACCGTGGTGTCCATTTCCACGGGTGAGTATCTGACCACCACGCCATCAACGAAGATCCTGGCTACTGCCGCCGGGTCTATTGAGTCCATCAGCCCCCGATTCCTGGTGACTGAGTCTCACTGGTACGTGGTGCGCATTCCCATTCGCGTGATGAGCGCCACCAACGCGGCGAAGGTAGCGACCGGCCGAATCACCTGGTATGACGCCACGTCCGGGGGTACCGCCCTGGGAACTGTCGACTTCTCCCTTAACCTGGGTATCACGGTCGGATGGCAACCCAACAACTACGTGGTGACCAGCGGCAAGGCACCCGTTGGGGCTAAGTCTGCAACGGCGAAGCTGACCGTGACCAACATGACCGCTGCTGAGTACGTCAACATTGATGACGTATACGCGGCTGACTTCCCCATGCTGACGGGGCAGTTGCTTACTCCGAACGTGTCCAGCATGGAAAACGACGTTTCCGGCTGGACTGCCACTAGTGCGACCCTTGACCGGTTCGCCACAGACTTCACGCCTGGTGGCTACGGCACTGCCGGCTACTCCGTGCTCAGGGCCACTAGTACGGCTATCGCCACAGTCGACGTTGGGCTGAGCGCCTTCGTCCCGGTCACCGCTGGCACGGAGTATTCAGCGTACGCCTTGGTTCGAACGCCGAATGAAGCGCACACGGTTACCAGTGAAATCCGTTGGTACAACGCCGGCGGCACGCTGCTGAGCACCACTTCGGCTCAGGCTACGGCCATGGCCACTGCCGCAAATGACCGGCAGGCTGTTGTTGGTGTTGCGCCTACTGGTGCCACTCAGGCGAAGTTCTTCGTGCGCTGGAATTCCACTGCCGTGGGGCAGCAGGTCTACGTTGATGACGTCACCTTCCGGCCTTCGCAGAATGACCCGGCTAACCTTCTGACGCTCAATGAGTGGTCTACGGAAATGCTCCCTAGCCCCTCATGGACGGTGACGAATGCCACGCTGAGTCGCTTCTACCTGACCAGCTCCATCACTGATGGCTTCTACATGCTCAAGGCGACGGCTACGGTGCCGGGCATGGTCAGCGGGCAACTTGACCGGCTCATACCGGTGACCCCGGGAACCACCTACGTGGTGCGTGCTACGGGATGGCGCCATTCCACGGACGCTGTCCAGTCGATTACCAGCGCAATGCGAGTGTGGGTCAACTGGTTTGACAGTGCGGGAACGCTGTTCCGGACGGACAACCCTGACCAGTTCTACCCCCGCGATGCGACCGGCTCTTACAGCGCGCACATCGTCTCTGAGACGCGTACTGCGCCCGTTGGCGCTGCCTATGCTCAAGTGGGGTTTGAAGCTGATTGCACTAGCCCGTTGCTTGACTTCTGGGCATTCGACAACATTCACTTTCAGCCGGCAACCGCTGAGTACACGCTGACCGTCAACAACTCCCTGGGCATGGTCCGGCTGGACGTTGGTTCGATTCAGGCTGCCGCTACTGCGGTGACCATTGAGCGCGTTGATGACAATGGGCGCAAGGTGTTCCTGAGGGGATACGGAAACGTCTACAACAAGGCGCCCTATTCTCCGGCACCCATGCTGGTTGAGGACTACGAAGCGCCGCTAGGCTCTCGTGTCTGGTACGCAATCACGTGGTGGAACGGTGCGACCCAGGGGACACGCCTATTCACTCAGACCATTGACGCGCCGGTCCTGGCTGATGGCGACTATGTCTGGTTCAAGTCGCCCGGCATGCCCGCTATGAACACCACTGTTCAGATGGAAGCGCCCTTGAAGTGGACCCGGGCAGCGCGTAACAACCGCTATGACATCGTCGGCCGGAAGAACCCCGTCCACGTCACCAGCGCGCGGGCAGGGCGCCAGTCCAGCATCACGGTTCTCATCTGGGACCCGGAAGACAACGCGCTGTTTGACTCACTGCTTGACGCCGGCACGGCTGCCCTGATTCAAGCCATGCCCGGGTACGGCATTGACGCAAACCTGTACGTGTCCGTTGGTGACGCGGACTGTGACCCGCTGGACCCGGATGCCCGTCAACCCGGCTGGCGTTGGACGCTGGCAATCACTGAGGTTGACCGGCCTGACGGTGGGCTACAGGGCTCCGCCGGCAGCACGTGGCAGACCATCTTGAGCAACGTGGCTTACCCGACGTGGGAAGACCTGTTCAACGCTCACGCCACGTGGGCTGACGTCCTTACGGAGGGATAGTGCATGCAGTCGGTTAGCTCCAAGTGGGCTCCGGCACTCACTACGGATCACGGCCTATCCGTAAAGGTGAACGTCCTTTACAGCGGCGCGATAGTCGCTGAAGACATTGCTTTTACGGATGGGGCCGTGAAGGTGGATAGGGGCAGTGACGTACGTCGGTCGCTGTCCCTTTCCGTTGCCAGTCCCAGTGAGTTCCCGGTCAGCGCCACGGACAAGTTCGCTGTCTACGGCCAGCGCATCTACGTTGAGGCTGGCGTCAAGTACCTAGACGGAAGTGTTGAACGCGTTCCCGCCGGCACCTTCGTGATAACAGACATCAGCGGAGACATCCACACGGGCCCCCTGACCATCACGGCCAGTGGCCTTGAGATCCTGTTCAAGCGCTACCTGTGGGACAACGCCACCAGCACGAAGGGATATGCGAACGCTGCCGCCTTCCTGGCTGCCAAGATTCCGGCCATTGCCCCGGGTGCATCCTTCGTCAACGCGTCCACGCTGGGAGCGACCACGGCGCTGGCAACGAAGACCTGGGATGCGCGCACAGACGCATGGACCAGCTTCCGTGAAGTGGCTGACTCCGTGGGCTGCGAGCTGTTCGCTGACGCCAATGGCTCCTTCCGGCTGGTGGATGTTCCTGACCCGACCAGTTCGTCTCTGTCGCCCGTCTGGGAGGTTACGGCCGGCGAAGGTGGCGTCATGGTCAGCGCGTCAATGTCGTTGTCCGCAAGCGGGGTCTACAACCGCGTGGTGGTCACAGGGGAAAACTCATCCGACAATGCGCCACCCGTCCAGGGAGTCGCGACCATCACGAACACCAGTGACCCGCTGTACTACGGAGGCCCGTTCGGCAAGGTGACGAAGGTTGTCAGCTCTTCCCTGGTGACCACTACGGGCCAGGCGAACGCCATGGCCGCTGCCCTTCTGGCGAAGTACCGGGCACCCAACCGCACCGTTGAGCTTGAGTCGGTACCTAACCCGGCGCTGGACGCTGGCGACTGCATCCGCGTGGACTACGGGGCAGCCGCCCTGCCTGAGCTTCACATCGCTCACAGCTTTGACATCCCGCTGACCGTTGGCGGCAACTTCAACATCAACACCATGAGCGGGAAGGCGGACGATTCCTGATGGCCGGCATTGACAACCTTCTCAGTGCATCCGTAGACGCTGTGAAGAGGTCCGGCGCCCTTGAGAACAACGCGCTCATGGCAACGGTAAGCGTCATCAACTCTGATGGCACGGTGGATTGCACAAGAACGGGGGACACCTACCCGTCTGTGCGTCTGCTGTCCAGCTACCTGACACCCACCGTGGGTGACTCTGTTGAACTTCTGCGCACCGCCGGCGGATGGATCTGTGTAGGTGCGCTGAGGACCCATAGCGCCCCACGCATGCTGTCCGGCACCGTGAGCGTCAGCTTTACTGCCGCCACCAGTACCAGCGTGACAGTCACGTTTACGCGCCCCTTTGCCAGCACACCCAACGTGGTGGCCAGCATCGCGTCCGGGTCCGGTAGTGCCCGCTGGTTCACAGCCCGCGCCATCAACGCGACTACTACGGGCTTCACTCTCTTTGTCCTGACGTCCGATGCGGCTGCACCTGCCGTTGACTGGGTCAGCCTTCCGGTCGCATGGATAGCCGCAACCAACTAAGGAGTCCCACCCATGCCTCTAACCGATTCCTACGGCCAGGGTATCCAGTACTCGACGCTGACGGACAAGCCCAACGCCCAGACGCTAGGGCAGGGTCTAGTTGACGGGCTCACGCCGAAGGTGGTCATGACCTTCGCTTCTGGCATCGTCCGTGGCGCCACTATCACAACGCCTAAGGCCGGCATGGTCACATGGCTCAAGGATGTTGGGCGCCTTGAGGTCTATGACGGTACCGCCTGGGTCTCCTTTGCGTTCGGTGCGAACACATGGAAGACCATTAGTCCGCCGGCTGCCGTTGACGACTGGCCCGGGTGGGCCCAGAACGGCAACTCTCAGGGGACCTTTCAGTACCGCGTGGTCAACCTCTTCGGAGAAGACGCCATCATGTTCCGTGGCGGACTTGCCCGCAACGGGTACAGCGGCGCCATCCCCTCGTACTACACGCTGAACGCTACGGCGCTTCCGGCGAACGCCCGGCCCTCTTCGCTGCGAACCATCCTGGTCCCGTGCTCTGACGTTGGCTCAGCGCGTATCGCACTGAAGATGGACGTCACTACGGACGGGTGGCTACGCCTGTACGGCATCAGCACTCCCTCGAACCTGCCCGCATGGGTCGGCTTCAACGGATGCTTCGCGTCGCTGTAGCCACCTCCGAATATTCGTATGTGCCCCCGGCGCCCCCGGGGGCTTTCTACTCCCTAGATCAAGGTCATTCGACTCACTAGACCCACTGGGAAGACCCATTTTCGAAGTAAGGGGAACGCATGGGAACTATCTGGATTCCTGGTGCTGAGCGCCTGGGTGATGGCTCGATTGGCGGGGCCATGGACAGCCCTGAGCGTCCGGGCCGTGTCGTCTGGCACACCACTGAGTCTGGCGCCGGTGACGCTGCCTTCGACTCTGTGGGCAAGTACCTTCGGAGCATCAGCGCTGAACCTCACATCCTGTACGACCCCACCACTGACCGCATCGGGCAGTTCGGTCCGCTGAGTGAGTCTGGTCGCGCGCTCAAGAACGATGGCGCCACACGTACCAACCGAACCGGCAGGGTGTGTATTCAGATTGAGGTACTGGCGAAGGCCGGTACCCCGTTCACTGACTACTGGAAGCCGGGCCCGAACTTCCGTGCGCTCATGGCGGCTATCCGTTCGTGGGGTGTGCCGGATGCCTTCCCCATGGGTACGCTGGCTGACCACTACGCTGACAGCGACGCGAAGCGGACCCGTGACGTGTGGTTGAGCAAGGGCGGGCATTACGGGCACTGCAACGTGCCCGGCAATGACCACTGGGACCCGGGCGCGATCAGCGTGGCTAAGCTGTTTGCGGCTGCCCCGGTTGCAAGCGCTCCGAAGCCCAAGCCCGCTGTGGCGTACGCGCCCTTCCCGGGACTGGCCTACTTCAAGAACAACCCCAACTCTGCGCTGATCACTCGCATGGGCAAGCGCCTGGTGGCCGAAGGCTTCGGCGGCTATGCGAAGGGTCCCGGTCCCCAGTGGACTGACGCTGACCGCAAGGCGTTTGCCTGGTGGCAGAAGGCGTACAGCGCGCGGCATCACCTGGGCTGGTCCGGGAGCGACATTGACGGATGGCCTGGGAAGACGTCGTGGGATGCGCTCAAGGTGCCGAAGGGGTAACGGCAGGTGGCCCTACAGGAAGAGCCCGGGGCATGGGTCCCGGGCTCTGAGATCTATTCAGAGCTGAGGCGCCTGTCTGAGCTGGTTGCCCGGCTGGATGAGCGCCTGGCGCACGATAAGACACACGAAGAGGTGGCGGACCTAGGCGCCCGTGTCAGCGCCCTAGAACAGCGCCTGTGGCGTGCCTCTGGGTTCGCTGCCGCTGTTGGTGCTGCCGTAGGTGTAGCTGTCCCCTTCCTGACGAAGTGAGGTAAGTGCATGGGCGAACACAGCGCTACCGAAGGGCGCGACTGGAAGACGAAGGCGGCTGCCGCCCTTAGCTGGGTGTCGAAGCACAGGCGAAAGATCTATGCGGCGCTTGCCGTTGGTCTGCCGCTGGCTTCACGCTGGGTGCCTGACTTCCCGTCTGCCACCGTGCTGGACGTGCTCAGGGCGTTCCTGGGGGTGTAGGCATTCGACACGCTCACCCCATTACATGACCTACCAGAACACAGCCTTTATCGGCAAAGCCCGAAGCGGCAAGGACACGGCAGCGGAACGCCTGGTGAGCGAGTACCGTTTCACCAGGCTGGCCTTCGCTGATCCTCTCAAGCGCATGGCGCTGGATATCAACCCGTTCATCCCTACCGGCTGGGGCATCCTCGTACGCCTTGAGTCGCTGATCGTTGACGTTGGCTGGGACTACGCGAAGGACACGTATCCGGAAGTGCGCGCCACGTTGCAGCGCATCGGTCAGAGCGTGCGCGAGCTGGACGAAGATTTCTGGCTTAACATGGCGCTGGACAAGGCGAAGGCTGCCGAAGCGTGGAACATGCCCGTGGTGGTCACTGACTGCCGGTACCTGAACGAAGCTGAGGCGCTGCGAGCGGCCGGCTTCCGACTGGTCCGGATCAAGCGCCCTGACCTGATGTCCACGGACACTCACGCCAGTGAGACGGAGCTGGACAACTTCCCGGTAGATGAGACGATCATCAACGCCGGCCGGATCTATGATCTTCACACGTCGGTTGATTCCGTGGTCCGGGCCCGCTAGAGCTGCGCAACATGCCCCCTGGTGACTCCCTGAGCGGAGCGCCGGGGGGCTTTTTTTCATGCCCAGTCACCTACGAATTTTTCGGATGTGCTGGGCGGCAGGCTGCCACGCTGCTACTGTGGGTTTCACCGCAACGACTACCAGGGAGAGACCATGCCTGAGGACACCACACCCGAGAAGCTGGACGTCAACACGGAAGAGGGCAGGGCAGCCCTTGACCAGATTCAGGCGAACATTGAGCGGGCCCGGGTGTTGGCCACTGAGGGCAACGATGAAGCACTCAAGGCGCTGAACGAAGAGACCGAGTCAGTCATCAGCGCCCTGAGCGGCAAGGGAAGCATCAGGCACAAAAAGGAGTGGCGCGACGCGTGGACTGCCGCTGTGGAAGAGGGCAAGGCAGCGATGCCGGCGGCTGAAGTCAAGAAGGTCACGGAAGGCGTGGTGATGGGCCCTTCGTGGGAGAACATCCCGGGCGTTCCTGAGCTGGTGAACGCTGCCGCTGAGAAGTTGGCCGAAGGCGTCAAGCTCAACTTGAAGGGCGCGAAGGTGGCCGAAGAGGTGGCCGGAATCGTCTTCGAAGCCTGGTGCCGTGTGGAGAACAGCGCTGGCCGACCGGACATCTTGGGCGACACGGACGAAGCCAAGAAGATCACGAAGGCCACCCTTGCCATTGCCGGTAAAGGCTTCAAGGACACGTACGACAACAAGAAGGCGTTGCAGTCGCTCACCCGTTCTGTCCAGTACTACCGATCTGACGTCCGCGCGAAGTGGCTCCGGTCGCTGGACGGGGACGACGAGATTGCCACGGGGCGCCGGGCGCTGATGGGCAAGGTTCTCAAGGACAAGCCGGAAGACGGCAAGGCATCCGACTGGGTGGCCAAGGCCTATGGCACGTCCACGGTGGGCGAAGGCGAAGCAAAGGCGGCTGCCTACCGTCAAAAGAAGGAGCTTGAGGCCAGCGGGGGTACGCCTGAGCCTTCGGCGGACGCCACGGAGGATGAAGAGATCAAGGACCCGGACGAGTACCTGACGAAGACGGTTGACAGGATGCTCCGGGACATCAACCGCACGAAGACGGACGTGGTCGGTAAGGCCAGCAAGGAGACCAGGGCTGCCCAGCGGAAGCGTCTTGAGAAGGCGCTGGAAGGTCTCCGCCAGATGATCGCTGCCACGCTGTAGGGCGCTGTCGCACTTAGCCCCGTCTGGTCTACATGGCCGGCGGGGCTTCGTCATGCCCGGCACAGCGCTGAACAGCGGGAATGTAGAAGTGTAGTTTCTGTACCCACTTCAGTATTCCTATAGAGATTCCTAAGGGAATACCAGACCCCCACCACTTCCTACACTTCTACACTCGGCACTCGACTCACTAGACCCCTTCTGTAGAGCTAACAGAAGGGTCATCACATGGCGAAGGTTCACAACGAAGAGAAGGGCGGCAGTCGGGTCTACTTCCGGGACATTGAGCCCGCGAAGCGACTCCCTAGCGTGACAGTCACGGTGGGCATGCTTCCCAAGGAATTCCTACAGCGCTGGTCCGCCAACATGGCCGCTGATCTGGCGCTTGACAGCATCGACTACCTACAGCGCATGGCGGACCGGGACCGGCCGGGGGCCAAGAAGTGGCTTGCCGGCGCTGCTTATCGGTACACGCGCTCTCGCAGCGACATTGGCTCGAAGGCGCATGACCTCTTTGAGCGGATGATCCGGGGCCAGGCGCTTCGTCGGCAGCACCCGGACCTAGAGCCGTACCGGGCCCAGTTCCGGGACTTCCTGAACGCGGTCAAGCCGGTCCTGGTGCGCGCCGAAGACGTGGCCTGGTCCGATACCCACGGCTACGCAGGGTCTTTCGACGCGTGGCTACAGCTCAGGGTCATCCTCAAGGATGACGGAACATGGACGTTGGACCCTGACAACGCGTCCGGCGAAGCCGTGTGGGTGGATGTGATTGCCGACTGGAAGACGTCCAAGTCCCTATGGGCCAGCGTCGCTCTTCAGATGGCCGCTTACGCCTTCGCTGACCGCATCATCGACCCGGACGGTACGGAAGAGCCCATGCCGGCCTTTGATGGCGCCGTGGTCCTGCACATCACGCCTGAGGGCTGGACCCTGGTCCCGGTCTACAAGGCGGAGCTTGAGGCAGCGTTCCGCTACTTCCTGCACCTTCGCCAGACGCTGGACTGGGAGCGCATCGCGTCGCGCAAGGCTCTGGGTTCCCCGCTGGCGTCTTCCCGCGAAGAGCTGACCGGCACTGAGAGAAGGGGCTAGGTCATGGCTCAGCACACTGTGCGCGTCTTCCTGAGGGGCGGAGCGCACTTCGATCTGACCGGCGAAGAGGTCTCGGCAGCGTCTACGGGCGGTGAGCTTACACGGTTGACGTGGCAGGGGCTTACCGGTCCCTCCCCGCTGTTCATCAAGCTCGAAGACGTGTCCGCTGTGATCCACCTGAGGGAAGGCTAGGCCGTGCCTGAGTTCATCATCACCATTCGCTACCGCTCTGGACGCGCTGAGCACCGTACCGGGGACGACGCGCGACACACCAGGCGCATCCTGGGCGGTCTCAAGGGGCGCTATCCGTCAGCCACGCTGAGTGTCAACAGGGTCACGGGCACTGAGGACGTGTCCGCTGACTTCGTTAAGGAGGGCTAGCCATGCTTGCTACCCGCACGGGCCGGCATCGTCCGCTGAGCGTTCATCTGACGGAGTCCGAAGCGGCTGAACTGGCCATCGAAGCGGAGATCGCTGCCAGTCTCAGTGACGACGTCCCGGAGCTTGAGCGCCTGGGCACGAAGCTGGGTCTACTACTGGGCAACCCGGGAAGGACCCGGGCCTGACGAAGGGCGGACAACGTGAAGGGTCCCAACTGTTTATGTGACCCCCAGAAGAGCGGCCTGTGCACCACCTGTCGCGGCTAGGAAGCGAAGCCCCCTGGTGTCCCTGACGGGATGCTGGGGGGCTTTTCTGCGTTGGGGCTCCGTCCGCTGGCATTCGACTCCCTAGACCCACTTCGTAAGGCGAAACAGCGTGGGAAACGGGGCGGGCATTCGACCCCCTAGACCCACTTCGAAGGGGCCGGACGGCCGGAAACCTGATCCGATGCGTTGCGCACGTGAGGGTTGTCCCCGTCCGGTCCCTGACAAATTCGCAGAGAATCGAAGTAGGGGGAGACCCTAAGTGGCCATGGACAGCAGCATCTTTGCCGACCCTGAGCGCGAAGAGCGTGAAGCGAAGTTCGTTCGCCCGGAGTACGCGTTCAGCTTCCGCACCGGCATGCAGCGCAACCGCAAGCCGGTCAGCCTGGCGAAGTTCCGTGTACTGGTGGCCGGCGAAGAGGCGGCAGCCGGAATCGCTGAGCTGATGGGCGGTACGCCGGCGGAAGCCTTCCCGGAGAAGGATCACAACTACGAGGTCCTTACGGACGCGTCCTCTGTTGAGATCGTTCTGAGTGGCGCTGACGCCATTGAGGACAAGTTCATGATGTGGGGTCCTCAGGGGCTTCCCATCCATGAGTGCGACGGCGTTCGAAGCCTGATGCAGGATGACCGGGGCGAGCTGTGCGGTTGCTCTGGCACGCTCAAGGAGCGGAAGGCGAAGAACCGGGCCAAGAAGGCTCCGGGCCCCAACATTGTGGTCACCTTCCGGCTGGCCGGCCTGGGCTACGAACTGGGTGTCGGTCGATGGATCGCTACTTCTTGGCAGTTCGCTGAGACCGTGAACGACGTCAAGAACGCCCTTGAGGACGTGTCCGGCGAAGCCCTGTGCCGTCTGGAGATCGTTCAGGAAGAGTTCACGAACGATGACGGCGAACTGATCAAGTACAAGAAGCCGGTCCTGACGGTACTGGGCGCCTATGCGGACGCCATTGCCGAAGAGCGCTAGGGGGCAAACCCCGTGCCATTGAGCCAGACCCAGCGAACCCAGACGGTTGCCGCTATGAGACTCGCGACTGATGAGTATCTGCGGCAACCGCTCTGGCTGTTCCACCCGTACTACGCGCCGTTCGTTCTTGCGGAGCGCACGCGACGCGGTTTCAACCTTGACCCGGAGCCCATCGGGGACCCGGCTTATACCTAGGAGAGAACACGCATGGCTATCTACAACGTTTCTCGCACTGATCGTCCGGGCCCCGGAGAGTTCGTTGACGCTGTCGTGATCGCCCCTGGTGTGGACCAGGCCCGGCGCGCTGTGGGTCACTTCGCCGGCGTGGTTGTCACCGGCAAGGGCCGGAACGTCAAGGCTGAGAAGCTGGACACGACCGGCGACGTGCGACTCATCAGCGTGTACGAGGATGAGACCCCCACCCTTGACGATGCGCTGGACGACGCGCCGCAGTACTAACCCCTGTGCCCGGTTCCTGGTAGCGCTGATGCGCCGCTGGGAGCCGGGCATTCGGCGTTAGGAGGTGGCTACGCCAATGGCAACCATGAAAGCCAAGAACGTTGAGCTTGAGGTGACACCAGAAGAGCTGTCATGGCTCCGCCGGGGGCTCAATTCACTACTTGTATTCGAAGGACTTGACCACGCTGACGAAGTGCAGGTTCGTGCCCTTCACGCTGACCTGAGTACGGAATGAGGGGCGAAGCCCAATGGCAAAGCGTGGGGTTGTAACCGACTACGCCGGCAATGAGCTTCACCCGGGTGACCTGGTGGCCTACAGCGCCCGGCAGGGCAACCGTGTCCGGATGGCTGATGCTGTGGTGCTGGAAGCCACAGCGAAACAGGCCCGGGTAGAGGGTGTGGGCATGGTCCTGGTGCCCGTGCTTCGCGTCCAGCCGACTGGCGTTGAGTCTGGCTTCGTTAAGCGCAAGACCCCCGTGCCCCAGTGGATCACCACGGAACATGTGCGCCTGGTGACGGCCGGCTTCGCCCCTGTGGCCTCCGAAAGTTCGTAGGTGGCCCGTGGTCATTTCGGCTGAGGCTGCCCCCGCCCTGGGTGATGTGAGGCAGGCAGGCGCCGGGCAAACCGTCTGGCTCAGGGCCGGCGTCACTGCCCGCAAAGACTGGCCCCGGTACGCGGATGCCCTGATGGCAGCGCTGACCCGTGGCGCTGAGATCCGTTGGTTTGGAAGGGATTTGCGATGACCGCACGTCGCATGCAGGACTCTGACGGAAATGTCTGGGAGGAATCCGGCGACGATGGCGCATGGGTGGAGCTGAAGTCTCACTCATGGCTCCCGTCGCTAGACGTCCTTGAACGGCTCTGGGGACCACTCACGGAGGTTGCACAGCAATGAAGGTCTGTCGACTATGTGGGCGGGGAAAGCCCGCTGACCAGTTCCTTGCCGGGAAGGCCAAGAAGCCTAGCTCAGCGTGCGCATCATGCCGGCGCAATGCTCAGCGCAAGCACATCAAGGGCTATTACGCCCGGATGAGCCCCGACGAACGTCACAGGGTCACGCACAAGCGCCGGGCAGAGACCTACGGTGTAGACCACGTGGCTTACAGCCGTACGGAAGTGCTTGCGCGCTGGCGCCATGCCTGTGCCTACTGCGGCGCCCATGCCACGCACCTTGATCATGTTCACCCGCTGAGCAAGGGCGGGGCTGATGCGGAGCACAACATCGTTCCCGCGTGCGCCGGCTGCAATCTCTCCAAGGGCGCGAAGACTCTTGCTGAGTGGTCGCTGACCTTCGGCCCTGATCCGGCGCTAGCGGCCGGCACGGGCTACCCGTTCTGACTTGCCGGATCAGGCGACTTGCCGGACCTAAGCAAGTGCCCTGATCCGACAAGTTGCTAGGCGCTAAGGGGTGTTCGTGCACGAACCGTACTCATGTGCCGCCTGTGGAGTGCTGAGGGCGCACCACGGAGCCCGCTGGAAGGACGCTGTGGGCTGGCATACGTGGATTGTCCCATCTAACGCGCTGATCCTTGCCCGCATGAAACGGCGCAGGGACCGGCGCTAGTCATTCGGCTCACTCACCCCCACATGACAACTCAAGAGAGGGGCGCTTACGTGCTTTTCATTGATCTTCTGGACCGTTTCAACGGGGTGAGTGAGCACGAAGACGGGGGCTATATCGCGCTGTGCCCGTCGCACGGAGACTCTGATCCTTCGCTCCGTATCTGGCGCGGGGATGACAACAAGGTACGTCTGACGTGCCGTGTGGGCTGCAAGTCCGCTGAGGTGGTCAAGGCGGCTGGCCTGGCATGGCCGGACCTGTTCAACGCCGAAGGCGAAGGTGCCACGGTGCCGAAGGAGAAGCCGGCCATGGTAGGTGTTGCCCAGACCGCTGCCCTTGCTGGCTACGTGGACGACGCACGTGACCGGCTAGGCGATGCCGCAAGCACCTTGGCTGCGGATGCGGCTGGCTACCTGGTTGACCGCTTCGGCATGGACGCTGACACGGCGTATGAACTGGGTATCGGCTATGACGGGCCTGACGTCCGTGACCCGTTCCCGTTCCTTACCCGTGGCTTCAAGGCGTTCCCGCGTGTGACCGTTCCGCTGTGCGACTTCTGGGGGAAGCCCCGTGGCTTGCAGGGTCGGGACATCACGGGGGAGTGCCCGGGACGCTGGCTGAGCCTACGTAACCCTGAGGGCTTCCGCTGGGCTCCCTATGGCGTCTTCCGGGGGCAGGGCGGCTATGGGGTCACCCTGGTCACGGAAGGCCCCGGAGACGGGCTTACAGCGGTTGCTGTGGGTTATGACGTCGTCATGGTCCGTGGCGCTGCCCTGGTGGGCAACCCTGAGTTGCTGGCGGAGCTTGCCGAAGGCTTGCGCGGGACCATGGTCATTGCCTGTGGCGACGTTGACAGCGCCGGGCAGGGCTTCAACGCCACGTTGGCCGAAGGGCTGAAAGCCTATGGCATCGCCGTGCATGCGCTGGCCATTCCGAAGCTGGGACCGAAGACGGACCTGACGGAGTGGCGCGAGTCTGAGCCCCTGGGCTTTGCTCTGGCGCTGCACAAGGCTGTCAAGGCGGCTAAGCCCGTTGCTGACCAGCGTGAGGCGGCACGCGAAGCGGTCTCCGAGGAACTCAGCGAAGCGACCGGCACGGACGTTGTCAGTCGGGACCAGGGGCTTGAGGCTGCCCGCATTCTGGCCGGCCTCCTTGAGCGCTACGGGGACACGGACGCCATGAACGCGCATGCGCTAGTGGCCTGGTCCGAAGGGCGCATTCGCTGGGCCCGGGGCCTGGGCTTCTATGTCTGGGACGGACGCGTGTGGGTGCCCAGCGAAGTCCGGGTGCGCCAGGAGATCCACCGCATGGCGGCAGCGCTGATGCTGGCCGGAAAGGTCAAAGAGGCAAAGCCCTTTGCGACCACCAGCCGCATTGATGACCTGATGACGGAGCTAAAGGCCGTTCCCAGTGTCTTCGTCGGGGCATCCGACTTTGACGCGCGCCATGACCTTCTCAGCTTCCGCAATGGCACCGTGGAGCTTCGCACTGGTCGCCTTCGTCCGCACCGCAAAGAAGACATGCTGACCTACTGCCTTGGCATCGACTATGACCCGGCGGCAGCCTGCCCGCGCTGGGAACAGTTCATGACGGAGATCTTCCCGGAACACCCGGACCTGGTCCCGTACATGCAACGTCTGTGCGGCTACGGCATCACGGGCTACACGGATGAGCAGTGCTTCGCTGTGTTGTGGGGCAAGGGCGCCAACGGCAAGTCAGTTTTGACCGACACGCTGTCAAACGTCTTCCGGACCATTTCGAAGACCACACCGTTTGCCACGTTCGAAGAGAAGGCCAGCGGCGGCATCCCCAACGACATTGCGGCGCTGCGTGGTTCACGCCTGGTCATGGCGAGCGAAGGCGAGAGCGGTAAGCCCATGAGCGAAGCCATTCTCAAGCGCGTCACGGGCAAGGACATGATCGCTGCCCGGTTCCTGCGGCAAGAGTTCTTCGAGTTCAAGCCCAGCTTCTTCCTGATGCTGGCGACGAACCATAAGCCCCGCTTTCGCGGCCAGGATGAAGGTCTCTGGCGCCGGGTCAAGATGATCCCCTTCACTCGCTACTTCGCGCCCAGTGAGCGGGACTACAGCCTTGACAAGAAGCTGGAAGCGGAGGCCCAGGGCATTGCCGCATGGGCTGTTCGCGGGGCTGTTGCCTGGTTCGCCGAAGGGCTCCGGGACCCGGCTTCCATCAGCGCGGCTACGAAGGAGTACAAGGAGACCTCTGACGCGCTGGCCGGCTTCTACTCGGAAGACCCGACTATTCCCAGCGTCACGGTCAAGGATGATGCTGCCCGGCTTGATGGGTCCGAAGCCTTCAATGCCTATCTGGACTGGTGCGAAGCGGAGAACCTGCCGGCCAAGGAGCGTTGGACGCGTCGGGCCTTCTATAGCGCCATGGAAGAGCGGGGCATCACCCGGACGCGTGCCGCTAAGGGCATGGCGCTGGTGGGCATTCGACTCACTAACACCACTTCGAAGACCGGACCCGGAATCTTTGGGAGTGACGATGACTAGGCGACTCCGCGTGATGTGGGCACTGTGGCGGACCCACAACCTCAAGTGCGCACTGGGGCACATGGTAGGGCGCTATCCGCTGGCTGAGTGGGAAGTTGACCTTCTCCTCAGCCGCTAGGCACAACCGATCAGGGGTCACTTGCTGCGGCAGGTGGCCCCTTCGCATGCCCTGGGAGAGAGCATGTACGTACTTGACCTCTGTTGCTGCTCTGGTGGCGCCGGTAGGGGCTACATGAACGGCGGAGCCACCTACGTTGAAGGCTGGGATATCGTTGAGCGCCCGCGCTACCCGTTCAAGTTCTATCAGGGTGACGCGCTGGAAGTGCTGCGGAACCCGGCGTACCTGAGGCTGTTCGACCTGGTGCACATATCGCCCCCGTGCCAGGCGAAGTGCAGCCTGACCGCTGGCACCAACAAGGCGCTGGCTGGCCGGTACGTCGACCTGTACCCGGAAGTCCGTGACCTGATGTACGCCAGCGGAGTGCCCGGGGTCATCGAAAACCCCAGCGCCCGGCCGGACATGGTCCTGTGCGGGGAGATGTTCGGGCTGGGTGTCATCCGGCACAGGCGCTTCGAGCTGGTCAACTGGTCCGCTAAGGCCCCGGAGCACATCAAGCACCGTGGGCGCGTCCGTGGCTACCGACATGGCCAGTGGTTTGACGGCCCGTACATCGCTGCCTACGGCAATGGTGGTGGCAAGGGCAGCGTCACTGAGATGCAAGAGGCCATGGGCATCCACTGGACGGACGTCCGGGAAGAGCTGACGGAAGCCATCCCGCCCGCCTACACGGAGCACATCGCACGCCAGTTCCTGGCACAGCGCTAGGCAGCCATCAGAAAGGGGTCACCTCCGAACTTTCGGGGGTGGCCCTTTTCGCGTTCCAAGGGGAGACCATGCTGATCTTCAACTACGCCATTGCCGGGGACCCGGTCACGGTCAAGGTGCCTGGGACCCGGGAAGACCTTGAGCTGTTCCGGGACTGGGTGGTGCAGGCGAACGCCCGGGGGCCCATCGGGCTGGACACAGAGACCACGGGCCTTGACATCTATGCTCCGCACTACCGGCTTCGTACCGTCCAGTTCGGGGACCGGCACACGGGCTGGGTCATCCTGTGGGAACTGGGCGGCTACTTCCAGCACTATGCCCGGCGTGCGCTGGACTTCATCATGAAGTTTCAGATTCACAACGCGCCCTTTGACTGGGCAGTCCTTGACCGGCACGCGTCTGGCGACGGCTTTGACGGCTCCATTGAGGCGCTCGCGCCGAAGACTATCGACACCCGGCTAAAGGCCGGTCTTGTGGACCCCAGGCAGCCGCAGGAAGGCGGACGGGGCACGGCGCTGAAGCCTCTCATGTCCTGGTACGTGGACCCGGCGGCAGCCGACACTCAGGGAGACCTTACGGCGGTCTTCCGGTCGCTCAAGCTCACGAAGGCCACTGGCTGGGCCGGTATCGACCTGATGCACCCCACGTATCTCCTGTACGCCGGCCTTGACCCCATCTTCGCTGCCCGGCTGGACACGTGCCTTGACCGTGAACTTGACATGTTGGACGTGCGTCCCCGGCTGATCGAGTACGAACACCAGATAGCGCGTATCTGTGCCGTCATGCAGCGCACGGGCATGGTGCTTGACGTCCCGTACACGAAGGGGCTTGACGCGCGACTGGCCGAAGAGGCTGCGGAGTATGAGGCGAAGGCGCTCCGGTACGGAGTGACCAACGTCAATGCGCCGGCGCAGCTCCGCGAGGCACTTGCTGCCATGGGGGAGGAATGGTCAGCGGATGAGCTGACGGCTACCGGGGCGCTCAAGGTGGACAAGGCGGTATTGCATCGCTTCGCTGACCTTGACTTCCAGTCGGGTGAGCCGCTGGGTAGCCGCAAGCCCAACCCGCTGGCGCTGGCCATCATCCGCAGCAAGCGGGCCGGCAAGTGGCGGAGCGCCTACACCAGCACCTTCCTTGACGTCATGGATGCCGAAGGCAGGGTGCACCCGTTCATCAACAGCATGCAGGCACGCACGGGGCGCATGTCCATCACTAGGCCGGCCCTGCAAACGCTGCCGTCTGGTGACGACATGATCCGACGCTGCCTCATGGCCGAAGAGGGTCACGTCATGGTGTCGACGGACTTCGCTGCCGTTGAGATGCGTGTCCTGGCTGCACTGGCTGACGTGAAGCGGATGAAGGAAGCCATTGCGGCTGGCGAAGACCTTCACGAGTTCACGGCCCGGCAGGTCTATGGCGAAGGCTTCACCAAACAGCATCGCAAGGTGTGCAAGGGCGTTGGCTTCTCGAAGGTCTACGGAGGTGGGGCTGCCACTACTTCCCGGCAAACCGGGGCTCCGCTGGAAGACGTTCAGCGCGCCATGAGTGCGTATGACCGGGTGTATCCGGAGATCCAACGCTACTCACGGCGACTGCAGCGTCAGGCGTATGAGAACGGCTTCGTGGGTGTCAGCGTCACTGGCCGGCGCCTGCCTGTCGACCGGAACCGGGTCTACGCCGTGACCAACTATGCGGTCCAGTCCGCTGCCCGTGACTGCCTTGGCCAGAGCCTTATCAATCTCGAAAACGCCGGCCTTCTGGATGCGCTCCGCCTGCCCATCCATGACGAAGTACTGGCATCCGTGCCTGCCGCTGAGGCCCAGGACTACGCGCGAGAGATTGAAAGTTGCATGACCTTCGATCTCTTCGGCGTTCGGATTGAGGCTGATTCGGAGGTTGGCAAGCGCTCATGGGGCTCCCTCTATGGCGCTGACGTGTGACCCAGGCAACCATCTGTGGTGACTTTCCGTGACGACTCGTTACGGGAGGTCACCTACGAATTTTCGGAGGTGGTCTCCTTCGGAAAATATTTCTTGATCCTTAGCCTTTTGGCGTGATCATCGATCTACAGGCCGTGATTGCGTAACGGTGGCGTGACCCACAGTGGGCCCCGGCTGTGTGTGTACATCCGAAGGACGATCCCCGGTCACGCCTTGAATTCCAAGGTCAACCTTTTGTGGCCCCGAGTGTCTACTAAGTAACTCAACGCTCAACAGCCCTTGCACCACCTACGCAAAGGCGTTCTACTCGGATCAAGCGTTCGAAGCGTCCGGCCGGATCTTCGAACACAAGCGGAAGCCCCATCTGGGGGGCCTGGTTCCGCCTGTGTCCCTTCTGTCATCGCTGCGGCACCCCCTTGTCAAAAACAGGGTGTGACCCAGGTCACAGGAGATCCGGCCGGTTCCACCTCCCTAACGGGCTTTCGACTCACTCACCCAAAAACAAGTGATCGAACCCCGGAGGGACCACCATGAGCACGCTCACCCTTGACCAGATCCGTGACGCTCAGCTCAACGGCTTCGCTGGACTTGAGGCTGTCAACAGCGCCATGACCGGTCGCATAGCCAAGCTCGCTGAGGCTGCCGCCCGCCGCATCGACCCCAGCGCGGGTGCCTGGTACCGGGAGAACCGTGAGGACTTCCGGCAGGATGGCGCGCTTGCCATGTTCGAAGCCCTGCCCCGGTTCGACGGTGACACCGTGGATGCCTTCTACGCGTTCATGTGGTCCACCATTGAGAACACGCTCAAGGACAAGGTGCGGGAGGAGCGAAACGGCGGGGCTGACGCTGACGCTGTGAAGATCTTCGGGGCCATGGTCGAGAAGGCTGACGGAGACGTCTACCTTGCCGAGAAGTTCGCCCAGACGCTTCCGCCCAAGGGTCGACGTCTCGGGGCTGACAGGGCCCAGGCTGCCCGCCTGGCATGGCAGGGCGCTGCTTCGCTGGACGCTCCGCCTGCCAAGGAGCACTACACGGGCGTGGCTCAGATGGGCGACTATGCGGCGCTCCCGTGCCTGGGTGAACAGCTCGCTTCGTCGCTGGGCATCCCGGAAGACCTTCTGACCGCTGATGACATGACTGCCGAAGAGAACCGTGTCAAGCACGCCATGGTGTGGGCGATTCTCGACAGCATGAGCGCGAACCAGGCCAACGCCCTTCGCCACTCCTACGGCATTGGCGGGGCTCAGTGCTTCGGTACCGGCATCGACGGGGACCTTCTTGGACTGGCTGCCTTTCTGGGGGTCGAAATGACCCAGGCCCGGGACGCACGCACGAAGGGGCACAAGGCATTCGCTAAGCGCTACATCAAGGCGGCTGCCCGCAGCGAAGAAGAGGCCAAGGAGCTGACGGAGGCCGCTGCCATCAACCTGGGCCATGGCGGACGTAAGTGAGCGTGCCGCTTCCGCAGTATGCCGCCCTGTACTGGTCTCAGCGCCGGGTCAGGGCGGCGCCCTACTCGCGTCGAGAAGTCTTTGCCCGATGGGGCGGGGCTTGTGCTTACTGCGATGCACCGGCGGAGCACCTAGACCACATCAAGCCCATTGCCCGGGGTGGACGTGACGTGCTGTCCAACGTGATTCCGGCATGCGCCCCATGCAACTACGCGAAGGGTGACCTGTCGCTAGCCCAGTGGGCAGCCGGCTGGCATTCGACTCACTAACCCCTCTTCGAGACACCCGAAACGTCAGGAGAAAACAGTGGCTTCTTACAGGCTGGGCAGCGGGTACACAGTCGAGACGGCGGAGGCTGGGCCGAAGACGGAGTTCGCCACCAGTAACCCGGAAGGCGACGTGATCAGTACGGTCTACCTGGGCGACGCGGATGCTGCGGAGCTTGAGTTCAACCTGAGGGTTGCTGACCGGCTGGCTTCGCTCTAATGGCACAGGTTGACGCCGGGGACCCCACCCCTACGGACGTTACCGCTGACCTGGTGGACATCTACCGGATTGCAGCGCGTGAGCTGAGGGCTCAGGGCTTCCATAACGCTGAGCCTGATGAAGTCCTTGAGCTAGCTAAGTGGCTGGCCAGCGGTTTCTAACATTGGGGCCACCTACGAACTTTCGGAGGTGGCCCCGTCATCCTCAAGATGGAGAGAGGCTAATGCCCATGAGGGTTGATGTACTGGCCTATACCGGAGTGCTTCCGGATGTCATGCGGGAAGCCTATGGCTACGACATGATCAGCCCGGATGAGCCGAACGGCGCTGACGCACTGGCTGAGGCTTCCGGCCGGCTGTGCTACAAGTCGTTCGACCGGCCCAACTCGGCTACCGCCACGAACAGTGGCTATCTGGCGAACATCCTTCGTCAGGGTCACTTCAGTGTCTTGGAGCACGCGTCCGCCACCTTCCTGGTCCGGGACGTCAGTCGCGCCCTTCTGACGGAACTTACGCGGCACCGGCACCTTTCGTTCAGCGTGGTGTCTCAGCGCTACGTTGATTACGGTGACACGCGCCCTGTCATGCCACCTGCCGTTGGTGACGACTACGCCATGATCAATGACATTAGTCAGGCGTACGTTGAGGCAGTCGCGTGCTACGAGCATCTAGTTCGCCGGCTCAGGGCACGGGGCTTCAAGAACAAGGCTGCCCGGGAAGCTGCCCGCGCTGTCCTGCCGAACGCTGCACCCGTCGACATGGTGGTTACCGGCAACATGCGCGCCTGGCGGGATGTGCTGGGTAAGCGCTGGCACGTCGCCGCTGACGCTGAGATCCGGGACTTCGCCGGACTGGTGCTGGACCACTTGCGTGAGCTTGCCCCAAACAGCTTCCAGGATGTTCCCACTGAGCCCTACGGAGGCTGACCGCACATCCGAGAAGGCCCCTGGGGAGCGCCCTGGGGGCCTTCTGGCGTAAGGAGAGACATGAGTGACCCGGTACCCGGTACAGGGCGCGCACGGTGGCACAGAAGGCGTTCCAAGGGGGTCAGCGCTAACAGTCGCATCTTCCCCCACAGGTACGCGGACGAAGGCGATAGGGGCGCATGGTTTCGGCGTCTGGTACGGCGGCGCGAAGACGCGTTCTGGCGAAGGGAGATAGCACGTGAGCGCTGACAGCGTGAGAGACGATGCGCTGGGGACAGTGGCTGAGTGGCTGCCTGGTTACACATTCCCCGACCACGGACCGCAAAGCCGTATCAGGCTGGTTGGCGAAGGTGAAGACCACGTGACCGTGTCATACGAGACCCCTGCATGTGGCGGGGACGTCAAGCTGTTCCGCGTGAAAGTGCAGGTTGAAGAGGTATGAGCAGCAGTACCCGACCGAACTGGGATGCCTACTTCCTGGCCGGCGCAGCATGGGTGGCCACTCGCGCTGACTGCACGCGTTCCGCTGTGGGCGCCATCCTGGTCAATGCAGCGCATGAGGTACGCGGCACGGGCTACAACGGTGCGCCGGCTGGGGTTCCCGGATGCGCTAGCGCTGGTGCTTGCCCTAGGGGTGTTCACGGACGGATTCCGCTTCCCAACCTGGTGGGGCTCCACAACTGCCTGTGCGGAAAGGGCTGGCCGTGCCCGGATGCGGTAGCCCCTGACAGCGACTACAGCAATTGCATAGCGGACCACGCTGAGCGCAATGCCATCAGGCACACTGCGCCGGCCGAACTTGCAGGCAGCACCCTGTACACCACGCGTGAGCCGTGCCCGGGTTGCTGGACGCTGATACGGGCTGCCGGCATCGCCCGGGTGGTCACGCCTGAAACGGACTACGCAAAACCGTAGTTGCCCCTTGTGTGCACCACCTACGTCATGCCATAGTTGGTCTCGCAAGCGAACGGAACCCCAGGAAGGTACAGGACATGATCCCGAAGACGATACAGGCCCTGATCACTGACGTTGAGTCACAGGGAGGCTACGCGTCACCGGCCGGTGAAAGGGTCTGGGACTTCTTCGTTGCACGCCGGGATGTGAACGGGAACGTGTTCCAGACTCGGGTTGCCACGGTGGGCTACTACGTGACTGCCGAAGGTAAGAACCGAATCGGCAAGGGAGTTCACACGGTCCGTGACTGGATACAGCGTGTTGGCCCGGTCGAGTAGCCAGGCGGTATGGGGCCGGTTCGATTCCGGCCCCTGGGGCTTTACACAGCGACTAGGGGAGGCAACGCGATGACTGGCCTGACGGAGACCATCAAGCGCGTGATCAGCGTCACCATGGAAGACGGGGACGAAGGCTTTGCGTACGCGGCAGTCCTGGTGGAGACCCGGGGCGGCATCGTCAAGATCATCCGTGTGCCGCACTACTGGGCCGACGTGCTGCGGAAGGGCATTGACTCCGCCCTTGACGACGCTGACCCGGCTTCCTGGTGGGAGAGTGCGCCGGGCACCAAAGAGCGCAAGACCGAAATTCTGGGAGTGAAGCCCTCGTGAGCCTTCGTGCCATAGCCGTTGGTGCCGGGACCGTGGTCACTGGCGTAGCCGCCTGCCTAATGGGCACTGTGATTGCCGCTTCGCCGGCCCAGGCCCCGACCCTGAACGACTGCCCGAACCTGTGCCCGGTAGTCACTCCTGAGCCGGCCCGCTGGGAGCCCAATACGGACCGGGAAGGATGGCGGAGCCCGCTGCCCAGTCCCAAGCATTCGTGACCCACAGATGAGCCCCTGGCCCTTCGGGACTGGGGGCTTTTTCTTTTGCCTTGTCCTGACGTGTACGTGTCAGCGGCATATGCCATTGCTTCGCACAGCCGTTCGAAGTAACCTTAGGCGCGCGGCTGGTCACTCAGCGCTAGGCAAGGGGTGTGTGAAGTTCTTTACAGAACAGACACAAGATGTATTGACACCCCCCATGAATAAGCAAAGGATTCAGCCACTCCGCTTAGCATGAGTGACGCAACGGAGTGTCAGGTTTGATGGGGGGATGGCACGTCATGATCAGTTCTGTGGATCTTGCACCAATGCCGCACATTCGTCTTACGCTCGCTGTGCCGGTCCCGCTACCGGCTGGTGGGTGGTCATGGGGCGAATCGGCGACATACCCGGGCGATCTGGCCCGGGAGTACGCATACAGTGACAGTGAGTGTGAATCACTGGTGCACACGTATGGCCGGACGGTTACACGTGTCCTACTGCGCAACTGCATAGGAGACAGGTTCCGCATATGCGCCTGGGAAGTAACCACGGGGCTCATGGTCGGGATGCGCGAGTGGGAGTGGTCAGTAGACCTCAGGGACTACCACCGCGCGGCTGAGTACCTGAGTGGCTGGAAGGAGGCCATCCGTACGTACTACCTACGGACGGGCCAGTACTACGAAGAGAAGCGTTTTGAGGCCCGGTACGGCCTGCCGATTGCCTGTGATCTGGATAAGAGGCGTGCCGCATCAGGGAAGAGGCTCAACGCCATACCGAGCCAGCCGGCGCCTCATGCGCGCCACAAGGAAGACGTGCCCCACGAAGGCTCATTGCCGGACCTGTACGGCCTTCGCAGCGCATGACGCCGGTAACCTGCCTGCATGACCACACCCATGCAAGAGACAGGCACCCGCGCTGAGTTGACTGAGCGCCTTCGTGAAATGTCCGAAGGCTGGCATCACCTCTGTAAGGACACCCTGAGTCAGGAAGCGGCCCATGGTGCCACAGCCCTTGAGAGTGGCCACGGATCGGTGAAAGTCGGTCATACCACCTACACGGTGAGTGACTGAGGGCGTACGCTAGCTCACCTGGTCCGGAGTGACCGGGCCTGACGTTGAGTTAGGACAATCGAACATGACCGCCAGCGGACAACGCTTCTGCGTTGAGAATGTCGCTGCACCAGACCCCATGCCGGGGCAGGCGCAAGCGACCGCAAGTCTGCCACCCGGATGGGGTTTCTTCCGTTCGGAGAGTGTCCGGCAGTGCGATCCGGCCCAGTGGTACGCAACAGCGCCCTGGGATGTCCTGGGGCTGGTAGATGATCACCCTGAGTTGTTCGAAGGGGGGACGTACGAAGCGCTGGACAACACTGTCAGCGCTGAGTCATGGGCACGCCTAGTGATCGAAGTTGACCGCCAGGCGGAACTATACGCACAGCTCATGGCAGAGGTGACAACGTGACGGCCCTGCCCCCGGAAGACGTCGTCTTGGGGGCTCCGTGGATCACCTTTACAGCGTGGCTGGACCATGCACAGCCCCGTAGCGTCCACGAAGCAGCACCCTGTGCCGGCTGCCTTGCTGGGGCTGACCCTACGGAGGGGTGTGAAGAGGGGCAGCGGTTATGGGGCCTGTACCGGCTGGCAGTCGTTGAAGGCAGGTCTACACCAGTAGCAAGCTGAACAACCATGTGCGCCCCTTCCTGTGATGCCGGCCGGCTCTGGAAGGGGCGCACTTGCGTCTGCTAGCCTCTTCGCTGTGACTAACGACAGTACGGCCAGGCGTAGTGTAGGGACCCACAACCGTCAGGAGGGGGGCCCCATGCGAGTGGCTATCTATGCCCGAATCAGCCGTGTCACTGAGGCTACTACCAGCGTCGCCAGGCAGATTGCCCACTGTCAGGAGCTGTGCAAGCAGCGTGGATGGACAGTGGTTGAGGTCTTCGCGGACGAAGGTGTCAGCGGCGCTGTGGACCCTGACGACCGACCACGAATGCGCCAGATGCTCAAGGATCTGTCGCGATATAACGCGATTGTCTTTTACAAGATTGACCGGCTGGCCCGTAGCACAGTGGCGTTCGCTGACCTGATGGAGCGCTGCCAGGCTGCCAAGGTGAGCATGACGTCCGTCACTGAGCCCATGGACCTGAGTAGCCCTATCGGCCGTGCCATGGCGGAGATCATTGCCGTCTTCGCACGCCTTGAGCGGGACATGATCAAGGAGCGGTCGCTAGACGCGCGCCGGTCTCTTCTGGCTGAGGGCAAGTTCGTAGGTGGCCGGTTCCCCTTCGGAGTCACAACAGCGACTCACCCGTCTGGCAAGGGGCGCATCCTGGTCAGGGACAAGCAAGCCGTGCCGATCATCAAGCACATGGTCAGCAAGGTGGTTGATGACGGCTACTCATCCACCCAGTTGGCTATCTGGCTGAACGAAAAGAAGGTCCAGACGTCACGGGAGCGGGGGGCTACAGCCAAGAAGAACGGTGCTAAGGAGACCTATTGGCGCGGGAATGCCGTGCGTCAGGTGCTTCGTAACCCCCAGCTAATCGGCCACCAGCGCCTTCCTGACGGCCGTGTGCGCTGTGGTGATAATGGCATGCCCCTTGAGGTCTTCCCGCCGGTCCTGAGCCTGTCTGAGTGGGGTGAGCTACAGGCAGCGCTAGACAAGCTGGAAGGGTCGAAGCGCCGGAAGCGCCATGACTCACACTGGCTGCAACCCTTCCTGAAGTGTGGTGTCTGTGGCTTCAACATGACCAACACGGTCACTCATGGCCGCGTGGCCTTTAAGTGCGCCCGTCCGAATGAGCTACGCCACAGGCCGGCACCGTACATCCGCCTTGATGAGCTTGAGCCGTGGGTCAACTCGGAGCTACGGGAAAAGTTCGGCACCATGCGTGTGACTGAGAGCGTCTGGGTAGGCGGTACTGATCACAGCGCTGAACGGGACCAGGTGGAAGCGACCATTGCCAGGCTCAGGGACGACCGGGAACTAGGGCTCTATGACGGTGAAGAGGATGAGACACGATTCCGCAGTCAGATGAAGGCTCTGATCGCGCGCCGTGGTGTGCTGGCTCAGCTTCCTGACGAACCTGGGCGCTGGGAAGAGCGGGACACTGGCCGTACGGTCGCTGATGACCTTGAGAGCGGCTCAGCGGCAGACATGATGGACACCATGGGATACGTGGTCAGGCTGTGGCCGGCAGGTGGCAGAAGTACCCCCACGGGTGACCGGGCGAAGGTCGAAGTAGAAGACCCGGCAGCGGATGACATGGCGGCAGTAGACAGGGAAGAGGCGGCATGGGCGGCGCTGGCGTGAAGACGTGCACGAAGTGCAAGGAAGAGAAGCCCCTGGAAGCCTTCCCGCCGGACCCTAAGCACAAGGATGGGCGACAGAGCCACTGCCGGGCCTGTAAGGCGAAGGACCAGGCGGCACGCATGGCGGGCAAGTCCCCTGAGGACAAGGCTTACGCCATGCGCGCGTACCGGGCCGGCATGCGTCAGGGCAAGTGCGCTGTCTGTGGGACAGCCATTGAGGGCGCCGGTATCTGTGAGACCTGCCGGGAGTGCGTAGACGTGCTGGGGGGCCTTGAAGGGCTCAAGCGGGCCGTTCGCGCTGTCCGCTTCCTTGACGAAGAGTGATCTGGGTCACAGAGGGCGCTTGCCGGGTCACCTGGTGGGCGCCCTTCGTGCTGTCAGCGTGTATGAGCGGGCGGAGTGCCACCCATTCACAGCCCATCTGACCTGCATAAATGTAGAAGTGTAGTTTCTGTACCCACTTCAGTATTCCTATAGAGATTCCTAAGGGAATACCAGACCCCCACCACTTCCTACACTTCTACACTGGCCGGCCCCGGCGCCTGGCACTCCACTCCCTAGGCCCGGCATTCGACTCCCTAGATACATAACAGAGGGGCAGTTGATCCCGCGCACGTAGAACTGACTCGATGTCCGGCGGACAGTGGTCCTGCCCCCTCTGACTGGCCCCGCGTCCCTGGTCTCTCTCCCTGGGTTGTACGCGGGGCCGCTTGCCGTATTAGCTCAGTCTGGTAGAGCGCCCCCACCATGGGCCCATTGGTGATGGGGATGTCCTGGGTTCAAATCCTGGATGCGGCACTTGGTGGTTGCCTAGCGGCCTTGACCGGCTTGCGCAGCGCCACCCTGGGTGAAACCGGCCCCAACTCACTGACTAGTCATCAGCATGAGCGGGCGGCGAGTAGCCCTCAATGACCAGTAGCTCAATTGGTAGAGCGCCCGGTTGTTACCCGGGAGGTTGCAGGTTCGACCCCTGCCCGGTCAGCGCGCTTCGCACATGACGTAGTGGTGTCAGGTCATGGCTCCGGTTCGATTCCGGGTGTGCGAAGCCTACCGCTGTTGGTGGAACTGGAAGACACGCCCGGCTTAGGCCCGGGTGCCGAAAGGCATGGGGGTTCGAATCCCTCACGGCGGACCGCTGAGGGACGTAAGCGAGGGACTGGCACCCCTTGATGGCCGTGCATGGCACGGTTCCCTCACAGCTTGCTGCGAAGCGCACACGGAAGGGCGGAGCCCATGAGCGGATACACACTGGCATGGGCCGCCTGGCTGGCAGCCTTCGCAGTCATTGAGGGCAGGGCGCTGGCCAACAAGACGCCTGGCGACACGTTCAGTGAGCACACACGGCGCTGGTTTGCCACGCACACGAAGGGCGGCCGGCTGGCATTCGCCATCGTCTGGTGTACCTTCGGCGTCTGGTACCTGGTACACATCCTGATGGGCCCCTGAGCATGCCCCGTAGACCACGTACGCCGTGTTCTGTGAGCGGCTGCCCTGAGCTGACCTCTGGTGGTCGCTGCGAGGCCCACAGGGCCCAGGACTGGAAGCTACGCAAGGAGCGTGGGGCCCATAACTATGGGGCTTCCCGCTGGCAGCGCATCAGGCGCGCGTACCTGTACAGCCATCCATGGTGCAACCTGTGTGGTCGGCAAGCGACCGTGGCTGATCATTACCCCCTGTCACGTCGTGAGCTAGTAGCCCGTGGTGTTGACCCTGATACCCCCACCCATCTAAGACCCCTGTGCACCCCATGCCATAACAAGCAGACCGCTAGGCATCAGCCTGGCGGATGGGCTGCCGAACGATAGGAGTAGATGAGTGGCACGTATCGAGATACCTAGTGCGACCTTCACGCGCGCTGGTACGTCCATGCCAACGCCTTTGGCTGGTGATGTGGCCAATGGTCACACGCTGCCTAACGATGGACACGTGGGCTTGATCGTCAAGAACACAGACAGTTCAGCCGCACACAGCGTGACGATCACTATCAGTCGCACCGTGGATGGTCAGACCGTCGCGCCTAGGGTCACCTCAGTGCCCGCGAACACGTCCAAGGCCTTCGGACCCTTCGACGCTGCTGACTACGGTTCTGCACTGCTGCTCAGCGTTGACAGCGCGCTCCTGACGCTAGTCGCTGTACGTGGCATTTAGGGCAAATCTGGTCACAATTTGTGACACCCACCCGGGGGATGACCCCCTCCCGGCTGCCTGGCCACTCGGCAGGGAGGGAAAAAGCTAGCGCCGCAACCCAGGCCGTTTGCGCGGAGGAAACCTTGCCACGAATGCTTAGGGCCAGCGCCGTTCCGTACTCCACAAGAGGGTATGACCGAATTCGCCCCACAGGGCAGCGTGCACAGGAGCGCCGTGCCTGGCACGCTGACTGGGCAGACGATGTCTATCGTTCCTGGTGGGAGCGGCACGGCATAGCTCACCTTCTGCTACCGGATTAGCGCATGGAAAAGCCCCCGGCATTTCGCGCGGGGGCTTACCTGGGCTGGCTCACTGGCAGTAGATGACCCACTGGCCGGCATCGTAGTCAGGGTGGTCCACCACGAAGGGCATTCGGTCGCTGTCAGTCAGGAGTGCCTTGACGTCAGCCTCCCCGCCCTTCTTGGCAGCCTCGCATATGTCCAGCTTGAGGTCCGCCGGGTAGGTGTCCCGAGCTGATACCCAGGACTCATGCAGCGCAGCCTTCGCATCGAACGTGGGCTCTGTGCTCTCGCTGGGCTCCGCACTGGTGACCTTCGGCGCCGGCGCCTGGTCATCGCTCGAAGAGCACGCGGTCAGCGTCAGGGCAGCGGCTACCAGGGCCGGAACGATAAGTCGTCTCATGCCGCTGAGCCTACTGACGGAACATCCGCTTCCAGTAACGATCTGCGGGCGCTGTTGCCACAGGCGTACTACCTGGGCATGAGAAAACCCCCGGCATTTCGCGCCGGGGGCTTCTCTGGGTGCGAAGCTGGTTACCGCCGGCCACCCTCGTACGGGCATGAGCAGTCGTACTTACCGACAGGGGCCACACATCCGCCCGTCTCGTGCTTGCTGATCCCGTGGCGGCAGTAGGTGCACGTCTCCGTGTCACGGCCGACCATGAACGCGCGACGCTCATTCTCGATGCACACGTCACAGGTGAGTTCAGCGTTGGTCTCACGGTAGACCGTACGGGCGCTGACCCTGCACAGTGCGTGCACGCTGCCGTCCGCGTCCCATGCGCTCTTCGTGTGAACCTTGCCGCCACGGACGCTGACCACGTTGACCGACTGGGCCGGCGCCTGGTCCTCAACCTCACTCAGCACCAGGCGAACCTTGCGCCCATCCTTGTACTCAATGCTGTGCTGGGTGCCACCAGAGGACATGGTCCGGACGTCCTTCTTGCCGGCCATCATCGCGTGATTGATCTCAGCCCATCCGGCCTTGACGTCAACCTCAGTGGTGGTGCCGTTCTCGGTCCGCTCGAAAACCTTAGCCATGTCCGCTCCCTGGTCCGTTCCCCTTGCCGTGCTCTTAGTTAAGCACCTTGCGCGCGGCAGCGCAACACCACATACGAAAATTCGGAGGTGGTCCCATGGCTGACCCCATGCGCAGCAAGCCACCCCTACAGGTGGTGCGCGAAGGTAACCCCGGCAAGCGCCCCATCAACCCGGGCATCACCACTCCGCCGGCTGAGCTGACAGAGCCAGACTGGGCCGACGTCTTCCCGGGCAAGGGCTCTGAGCTTCGTTGCCGCCAGATCGCGTCCGCTGAGTGGAACCGAATCCTTCCGGTGCTGCGCTACACGGCTGGCATCGGCGCTGTAGACACGGTGGTTCTCACTGACTACTGCATTTGCGTCGCACGCATTGACCAGGGTGAGCGTTCCTTGTCCCGGGATGGCGTGCTGATGCAAGGCGAACGCGGCTGGCAGAAGAACGGATGGACCACGGTCCTGGGCCAGTACCGCTCACAGCTTGCCCGCTACATCGGAGAACTAGGGCTGAGTCCCTCCGCCCGTGGGCGCATACAGCCGCCTGAGAACGGGGGAGACGATGACGGGGACGTTTTCGACTAAGGCTGACGCCGAAGGCTTGCCGGTCCCGTATGAGGCGCTGATTGAGCTTGGGCTCACGCCTGATGAGATCAGCGAAGCTGCGCGTAGCCGGCCCCTGGTGCTGGCCATGCAGGCTGACAAGCAACCCGGCGCCTATTTCTCCGTGGACGCTGCCCGGCGCGCTATCAAGGCCGTTCAGTCCTTCAAGCACACTAAGGGACGCTGGGGCACAAGCCCCCTGAAACTTTCCCCGTGGCAAGTCGTCTGGGTCATCGCGCCGGTCTTTGGCTGGCTGTGGTACGACCCGGAGATTGATCGGGACGTCCGCGTAGTGCGCAGCGTCTGGATTGAGGTACCGCGCAAGAACGGTAAGTCAACGCTCAGCTCTGGCATTGGCCTGACGCTGCTACTGGCTGACCGGGAACACGGTGCTGAGGTCTACGCGGCGGCTGGTTCGCTGCCCCAGGCTGAGCGAGTCTTTGACGACGCTAAGCGAATGGCTCTGACGTCCAACGCTGTCAAGGGCCGTGTTGAAGTGCTTCGCGGAGTCATCCGCGTTCCGCGTACTGGTGGTGTCTTCCGGGCGCTGTCTAAGATCGCTGAGACTGCCCACGGCCTGAACGTCAGTGGCGCCATCGTTGACGAAGTCCACGTGCACAAGAAGCGTGACCTGGTCGACGCTATAGAGACCGGTACGGGCGCCCGTGATCAGCCCCTGGTGGTGTTCATCACCACGGCTGACGAAGGCGAAGAGGGCTCGATCTACGATGAAAAGCACACGTACACGCGCCGCATTGCGGAAGGCGTCGTTGAGGACCCCGGGCATTATGGCGTCATCTGGGCTGCCGAAGAGTCGGACGATCCCTTTGACGAAGCCACCTGGTACAAGGCGAACCCTGGCCTAGGGGCTAGCCCTTCGCTGGCATACATGCGCCGTGAAGCGGCCAAGGCGAAGTCCACCCCTTCCTACTTCCCCACCTTCTGCCGGCTGAGCCTTAACCGGCGAATGCGTGCCGCTACCCGCTGGCTGCCTATGCCGCTATGGGATGCGAACGCGGGCATGGTCGATGATCAGAAGTTCCGCTACAGGCGCGCGTGGGGTGGCGTTGACCTTTCGGCTGTCTCTGACATGTCCGCATGGGTGATGGCCGTTGAGTCCCGGCAGCCTGGTGTTGAGCTTGAGCTAGTCGCGCGCTTCTGGCTACCGGAAGAGCGAGTTGACGAACTTGAGCAACAGCTACAGGTCCCGCTTCGGCTCTGGGTCCGCGAAGGATGGATCAAGCTAACCGAAGGCGACGCAATCGACTATGGCGCCATTGAGCGCCAGATCATTGAGGACTGCCGCCGGCTGAACGTTCAGCGCGTGAGCTATGACCGCATGTTCGCCGGCCAGCTAGTTCAGCGCGTGGACCAGAAGACCCGTGGCGTTGACCTGGTGCCAGTCGCTCAGACCTACCTAGGTATGGGGCCTGGCTCCAAGGAGCTTGAGCGCATGTTGCGCGAAGGCAAGATCAGGCACGGCGGTAACCCGGTCCTTCGCTGGCATGCCTCATGCGTGGAGATCATCGCTGACGGCAACGACAACTTCCGCCCTGTGAAGCCTAACCGGCAGAAGTCCAGCGCACGCATTGACGGCATTGCCGCTGCCGTGATGGCCATGGACGGCTACGTACGGCGTCCGCTCAAGAAGCCCCGTGCCGCTTCCGCCTGACCACGTCCGAATATTCGTAGGTGCCTAGAAGGGGGACCCCGTGGCGCTAACCCCGCTAGAAGACCTCAACTACCTGTATGCGAAGCTGACACGACGTGCTGGTGCCGCTGAGCGCTGGTCCGACTACTACAACGGCAACGTTCCGCTCAAGTTCACGTCCCCGGAGTTCCGGGCCCAGACCGGTGAGCTGTTCGACAACTTCTCTGACAACTGGTGTCAGGTGGTTCCGGACGCGACCGTTGAGCGCCTGGTGCCTATCGCCTTCCGCCTCAATGACGGAACGATGGACAGCAAGGCATGGGACGCGTGGCGCCGGAACGAAGCTGACGTTGAGGTTGGCCTAGCCTTCCTTGAGGCGCTGATTGCCGGCCGCTCCTATGGCCTGGTCTGGAAGTCGGATGGCGTCAACACTGAGATCACGTTTCATGACGTGCGGCAGGCCACCGTTGACTACGTTCCGGGTAAGCGCCGGGTGCGTCGCGCTGGTCTCCTTGTCTGGCGTGACGGTAACCAGGAGCGAGCTTCGCTCTTCTACCCGGATGCTGTCTACCTGTGGGTGCGTCGGACAGACACGGCTTTCGGCTACGCCGTAGACAGTGCGGCAGGCTGGGTGTCCGCCGGCACGCTGGGGAATCCCCTGGGCGTTGTACCGCTGGTGGCCATTGAGAACCGGGCGCGCTTGCGCGGGAAGCCCACCAGTGAAATTGCCAGCGTGGCGCCGCTACAGGACAGCGTCAACACCCTGTGGGCGCACCTGATGACAGCGGCTGATGAACGGGCCGTACCCGCGCGCGCTGTGCTGGGAATGGATCGCCCCACAAAGGAGATCCTTGACGAAGACGGGGAGATCATCGGCGAAGAGGACATGCCGATTGACCGGTTCCGCAAGGACCGGCTTCTCTGGCTTGAGCGTGAAGGGGCTCAGATTGCGGAGTTCAGTGCCGCTGATCTGACGAACTACACCAGCGTTATTGAGACTGCCGTCCGCCACATTGCCGCTCAGACGCGCACACCCCCGTCCTACCTGACTGGGGAAATGGTCAACATCAGCGCTGATGCCCTGGTGGCTTCTGAGGCCGGCCTAGTGGCAAAGGTGCAGGAACGGCAACGGTATTTCGGTGCGGCGCTTCGCGAGATAGTCAGGCTGGAAGCCCTAGCGGCTGGCGACGCTGCCCGTGCTGAGGCTCTGTCCATGGGCTCTGTGGTCTGGCGCGATGCTCAGTTCCGCTCCGAAGCCCAGTACGCGGACGCGCTTACGAAGTACAAGGCAATCAACGTCCCGGATGAAGCCCTGTGGGAGCGCATGCCGGACACCACGCCGGAAGAGATTGAGCGCTGGAAGTCCATGAGGGATGACCAGGCAGCGGCCATCGTCGGGGGCAACATCGCTGGTCTGTTCGGCGCGAAGCCGGATGAACCTGCGGCAGCGCTACCAGCCGCTCAGTAAGGGGGCCCAGTGGCTACATCAGCCACGTTGGCAGCCACCCGGTATGAAGTGGTGCAGGGGATCACGTCAGGCGTTGTGAGTGCCGTTCAAGCGCTCTGGTCCGACGTGCCCCCTGACCGCATCTTCGCTGCCCTGCAAGGCAATACCGGGCGGCTGATTCTCAACGCTGTGATTGCCGGGCAACTCTCAGCGGCTCAAGGCGCCCAAGCCTTCGTGACTGGCGCGATGCTGGCACAGGGGGCAGGGGTTGAGGCAGTAGCCACCCTGAACGCTGGGTCGCTTGCAGGTCTGGCCATGGATGGCCGGCCACTGGCAACGCTCCTGTACGTCCCGGCTATCACCACGGGTCAAGCCCTAGCGGCTGGCCTGCCCGCTGACGTTGCCCTAGCACGGGGCATGGCTCAGATGGGAATGCTTGTTGCCACCACGATTGCCGACACAGCACGAACGGCTACACAGGTCGCGATGACCGCTGAGCCCCGCTGTTACGGCTATGTCCGAGTGGTCAAGCTACCGGCTTGCTCGCGATGCATCATCCTTGCCGGCCGGCAGTACACACACTCTGAGGGCTTCAAGCGCCATCCGAAGTGTGATTGCGGTATGGAGCCCATGAGCCACGAAGAGTGGATGTCACGGGAGACCGCCGGCAGCCCCGAAGACCTGTTCAAGTCGATGACCCCTGAAGAGCGCCGTAAGCGCTTCGGCACTGCCGGGGCTGACGCACTTGAGAACGGGGCTGACATGGGGCAGGTGGTCAACGCGCGACGCGGTATGGCCACCACCAGCACAGGCAAGCAGGTGACCACTGAGGGCACTACGAAGCGAGGCATTGGCGGTAAGGCGCTGAGAGCCGAAGGCTTCGCGAAGACCCCGGGTCAGCGGTATGCCCGCACGCGTGAAGCGCGCCTGATGCCTGAGCAGATTCTCAAGAACGCGCACGGAAATCGTGAGCTTCAAATTGCCTTGCTCAAGAAGCATGGCTACATCACATAGGAGCGATTCCTAATGGCTGAGCCCACCACTGCCCCTGCCCCGGCTACGGACCCGGCTGCCGACCCGGCAACTGAGCCCCAGACGGACCCGGCAACTGACCCGACCACGGACCCGGCAACGGAGCCTGATGACGGACTGGGCGACGCTGGCAAGAAGGCACTCAAGACGGAGCGCGATGCTCGTAAGGCTGCCGAGAAGGAGCGCGACACTCTCAAGGCTGAGGTGACCCGGCTACAGCGGTCCAACGCTGCGGTCAAGGGCACTGACCTTGAGGCCATCAAGACGGAGATCCGGGCGGAGTTCACCGCTCAGATTGCTGAGACTTCCATCAAGGCTGAGGCCAAGGGACGTCTACAGGACCCGGCTGACGCGCTCCTGTACATCAAGCCCACTGAGGTCAGCGGCGAAGAGGCCATCAAGGCTGCCGTCGACCAGCTTCTCAAGGACAAGCCCTATCTGGCGGCTGAGTCCGGAGCGAAGCCGTGGGGTGACGTTGGCGGAGGCAAGACGCCTTCCGCTGAGCCTGAGCCCGCTACTCCCGAAGAGCGCATGCGACGCGCTTACGGCAAGGCAGGCAAGTAACCACCTCCGAACTTTCGTAGGTGCCAACCATTAGGAGATTGCCACTATGGCACTAACTCTGGCTGAGTCCGCGAAGCTGTCTCAGGATGACCTACAGCGCGGCGTTCTAGAGACCTTCGTTCAGGAATCCTCGGTTCTCGACCGCATCCCGTTCCTGACGATCCAGGGCAACGCGTACGCGTACAACGAAGAGGCCACGCTACCGGGCGTTGAGTTCCGCGCCGTGAACGGGTCCTACACTGAGTCCACCGGTACGGTTAACCCCAAGTCTGAGAAGCTGGTCATCCTGGGTGGTGACGCTGATGTTGACCGGTTCATCGTCCAGACTCGCGGCAACCTGAACGATCAGCGCGCTGTGCAGACTCGTCTCAAGGTCAAGGCCGCTTCGTACAAGTTTCAGGACCACTTCATCAACGGTGACACGGCCGTTGACGCGAACGGCTTCGACGGCCTCAAGAAGCGTCTGACCGGCGCTCAGGTCATGCCGGCGGCTACCAACGGCCTTGGCCCTGTGGCTGCCGGGCACGACTTCTTTGACGCGCTTGACGCGCTCATTGCTCAGGTCCCGGGCCTCAACGGCGGCAACGGCGCCCTGTACGCCAACGCCAAGGTGATCAGCCGCATCAAGTCCAGCGCGCGGCGCCTGGGTGGCGTTGAGATGATCAAGGACACGCTGACTCAGAAGATGGTCGCGACGTACAACGGCATTGCCCTTCTGGACATTGGCCAGACGGCGGCTGGCGTGGACATCATCCCCCAGACGGAGACCCAGGGCACGGCTTCCGGCACGGCTTCCAGCATCTACGCCGTGAAGTTCGGCCAGGCTGAGGGTGACCAGGCCGTGACCGGTCTCACCAACGGTGGGGTGCAGGTTCGGGACCTGGGTGAGCTTGACACGAAGCCGGTCTACCGGACGCGTCTTGAGTTCTACACGGGTCTGGCTGTCTTCGGCGGCAAGGGCGCTGCCCGACTGACCGGCGTTCTCAACAGCTAAGGAGGCTGGTTCATGCCCCCGCGCAAGCGCGCTGAGGTGGCCACTCCTGAGCTAGAGCATGCCGAAGACTGCAAGGGTTCCCGGGTGGAAGAGTTCAAGGCTCTTCCGCCTGGGGATGCCCCTGAGGTCACGGTCACGCGCTGCCAGGAGTGCGGAGCACAGGACACGAAGTAACGGAAGGGGTGCCCATGGCACTGCCGGCGCTTGCCACGGTTGATGATCTGGCAGCACACATGCAGGTGGACCCGGGCACCCTTCCGGCCAACGCTGCAACCACGCTGGACCAGGTCTCAGCGATCATCCGGCGCGAAGCTAGGAACCAGTTCGTACGCCGGACCACCACGCTGAGGCGCACGCCAGACTGTGACGGGGTCATTCGACTGCCGTTGCGACCGGTCGTGTCCGTCGACTCTGTGACGCGTGACGGGCTGCCGCTGGCCTACAACTGGGACGAAGAGACTGAGCGCCTGCATGTACGGTCGTGGGCGGCCGTCTCAGTGACGTTCACGCACGGGTACGCAGAAGTGCCCGGGGACGTCATGGCAGTCGCTCTGACAGCCGCTCAGCGCGTCCTCAGCAACCCTCATGACCTACGGCAGGAAACCGTTGGAGCGGTCAGCGTCACGTACGCATCCGAGACCATCGGGGCCAGCCTGAGCCAGGCGGATAAGGATCTTCTGGGGCGCTATCGCGGGACCTTCGCAGTCCTGAAGACCATATGAGCGCGCTCTTTGGGGAGACCGTGACGCTGGTCCGGGCTCCACTCAAGGTCGACAAGTACGGCAACACCACCAGCGAACGTGACTGGGCTAGCGCGACGCGCACACCATACCCGGGCCTGATGGTTCAGCCGGACACGTCCAGTGAAGACACGGGGGACCGGGCCACTGCCGTTACCGGCTGGCGCCTGATGACTCCCAAGGGTAAGGACTTCCCGGCGCTGGCAACTGACCGCGTGGAATGGGAAGGGCTGACGCTCGAAGTTGACGGCAAGGTTGGCCGCTTCAAGGTGGGTGGCCGGCTGCACCACTGTGAAGCAAGGCTCAAGGAGGTGAGCGGATGAGTGGCGTTCGGATGCGATACAACTTTGAAGCTATCCGGGGCCTGGGCACGCTGCCACGCACACACGCGCTTCTACTTCAGAAGGCGCATGACATAGACGCTGCCCTTCGCAGTGTCGGTGTTCAGACGCAAGTCGACGCTCAGCCTGGGCCTACTCGCGCACGTGCCGCTGTGATCGCCGGCTATGAGGATGGCGCAACGGCCGAAGGCACCCGGCGGAATCTGCTGCTGGCCATGGATGCGGCGGCTGATCCCGAGTGAGCAGACCAGTAGTCGTCTTCCCTGACGCTGTGCTGGTCGCCATCGAATACCTGCGTGAAGCCCTTCCCGGCGCTTCCGTCTTCTCTCGTGTACCTGATCCCAGGCCGGCGGAGTTCATCCGCATTGAGCGCCTGGGTGGGCTACGCAAGTCGCTGATCATTGACCGGCCCCGCATTGATGTTGAGTGCTGGTCTGACAGCGAAGAGGGCGCAGAAGAGCTGATGAAGCGGGTGCGCGCGTACGTGATGGCAATGGCCGGCAAGCGTGGCGAGACCACCGTCTATAACGTGTCGGAAGTTTCCGGCCCCATGTGGCTGCCTGACTCAGCGTCCGGCCAGCCGCGTTACTCATTCGCTGTTGAGTTCTCCGCACGGGGAACGGAAATGGAGACCGCGTGAGCGGCAACGTGAACAACCCCCGACTATGGGAAGGGGCTGACCTGTGGAGTGCCCCGGTCGCTACGGCTCTTCCCGCTGACCTTGATGACGCCATGGGCTCTGTCCCGGCATGGAAGCCCGTTGGTCTCCTGTCTGAGGATGGCGCTTCTGAGGCCCGGGACGAAGACTCCACGGACTTCTACGCATGGGGTGGCAAGCTCATCCGCACGAAGCGGAGCAAGCACAAGCGCTCCATCACGGTGACGTGCCTTGAGGACAACCTGGTTGTGTTCGGGCTGGTGAACCCTGGCTCCACCGTGACCACCACGGCCGGCGTTAACAAGCGCACTGTGAAGATTCCGAAGTCTGACAAGCGCAGCTTCGTCCTTGAGCTGGTGGACGGGGACATTACCCGGCGCCGGCACATCCCCACGGGTGAGATCACGGCGGTTGGTGAAGTCGCGCTCAGCGAAGCAGACATGCAGGCGTTTGAGCTGACCATCACTATCTACCCGGACACGGATGACGTCCTGTACGTGGACTACGACAACGACACGGCGAACGCTGCCGCGTAATGACCAGCGGGGCCAGGCTTCTGGGTGGGGGCCTGGTCCCGCTTCTAATCCACCCATCACCACCCGCGCTAAGGAGATAACCAGCATGGCTACGAAGAACGATGCACTGGGTACCCCCGTTTCCGTTGAGTTCAACGGTGACACCTACCTGGTTCCCCCGGCTGACGAGTGGGACATCGACGTGCTTGAAGCCGTTGATGACCAGCGGATGACGCACGCGCTCAAGGCGCTTCTGGGTGATGAGCAGTACAAGACTTTCCGGGTGACCAACCGCAAGGTGGCGGACCTGGGCCAGTTCTTCAAGGTGGCCGGCGAGGCTGTGGGCGCGGGAAACTCCTAAGCCTTCTTGGGCTGATTCGTGATCACGGGGATGCCATTGAGGCTGACCTAGCCTTCCGTGGGGTTGACCTTCTGGACCTTTGGCGCCGG